CCGGCTAATACAATATTTGCGTTTCTAGTTGTTGCTTTATCAAAAAATGCTCCCTTACCACCGATAGGAATAATACTTGTAGCTGAACCTCCTGCTCCTCCTGTACCTGTACCATAAATTAAAACTTCATCGCCTTCTCTAAATGCGACTTCAGCATTTTCTAATGACCCTGGGTTTGATGATCCAGTTGATCTTTTAATTCTAATTGTATTAGCCATCAGAAATTCCCTCCATCGACAAGTGTAAGTTTGGTAGTAGTTGAATCTGCTTTAAATGTACCACTAGATGAGTCGAAAAACACTATTGCTCCATCTACTTTATTAGAGTCATCTAAAGTAGTTCCAGATGTAGCAAAAGCTGGACCCTGCGGACCTTGTGTTGTTAGTTCAACTGTTACTACATCAGAAACTTGACTGACTGTAACTTGATTAGGACTGCTCATGCTGTGTAACCCTCACTTATAAATAGTTTACCCTCTAAATAATAGTTTTTGTTACCACCTGGTTCTGTTAATAATACGTCATAAAATAAAATGCTCGGAGTAAAAGTTGCAGTATCAGTATCAGATAAAGAAATATCAACAATTCCTCCTGATCTATTGGTATAAGCAACTGTCCAATCTGCATATTTTGTGGAACGTGATTCATCATAAACCTGTGCAGCGACAGTATATCCAGTTAAATCTATAGCTGACCCACTTGAATCTTTAAATGTTAGTCTGATAGGAAAATCTGCTCTCCTATCTACAGTAAAATTCTTCTTTCCTGGAATAATTGCCATTTAACTAGGTTTAGGATATTTAGCTTTCACCGCAGCAATATGATCTTTCCATGTTGTTGTTCCATTTATTGCATCTTTATACTGCATATCTAACTGATCGCCTATAGAAGCATAGATAGTGTCTGTTGTACCAGCTTCACCTGTTCTTTGCTTTCTATAGTAAACCGCAGCAGCTTCAGCATCTAAAGTTACTCTTGCAGCATCTATAAGAGATTGATCTAAAGTGATCTGGTTTCCATCTTTATCAAAAACACCAGTAGCATCATGAATTTCCCAGGCATCTGGGTATGCTTTCCGAATAGCAAGATGATCGTAATAAGCCATTAAGCAGCAACCTCCATCACACAAAGAGTGGTTATACCAGTGCAAATTTGTGTTGCATTAACATCATTTCCAATAGCAAAATTAATGCCTATTGTTGCTGTACTGGGTGAGGTATGCCCTGCTCTTAATGAATATGTTATCTGACTTGTTGATGAAGGGGAATCTAAAAAGGTGCAACTGCAAGAACTCATTAAAAAATCTTGATCTGTCAATAGATGTGTACTTACTCTTTGACGACTTCCCCTTGCATCACCTTGACCAACTTGTGTGCTATCTCTAAAAAATTTTAAAAACAAACCTGTGTCATTTAGTTGTCCTGATAGATCACCAATCAAAAGAATTTTATTACTTGAAGATGAGGGTGTAATATTTACTGAAACTAAAGCACTTGTTGAACCACCAGAACTAACAGATATTGAAGATGTGTCAGTTTTTGTAGCTTGTGATACTTGAAGAATTTTACCTAAAGACCCACCACTGGTGATACTTGTACTGTCTCCAAAATGAATGGTCATTACTCAACCTCCTGTAAAACAAATTTGTATTTTTTCTTTGTTTTGTTGTTTATCAAGAAAAGATCACTGTGTCCTTCTTGTATAGTATAGCTTCCCCAAGTTCCGTCAACGTCATTCTGTTTACCTTCGTTAGATAAATCTAAATCATTGACGTACAAATTGGCCCATCTTAAAGAAGTTGAACCTAGATCAAAGGTATTATTGGCATTAGGTGTAAGAGTTCTTAGTCCTGTAAGATTTTGAGCACCAACTTGACTCACGATTGAAGCTGAAGTTATCAGTGTACCTGTTTCATCTGGCAAAGTGATTGTTTTGTTTGAAGCAACAGTTGAAGGTGCTTTTATACCTACATAATTACTACTATCTGAATCGCCAAATCTAATTTCATTTTGCGTATTTAGAGTTATACCATTTGCATCAAAAGTCATCTGCTCTGTTCCTCCAGAACTAAAGCCCATAATATTTGCAGATTTTCTAAATAAACCTAAATCTGTATCGGTATCAAAGGAAAGAGCAGGAGTGGAGGCACTACTTGAATCATCAATCAACAATGCTCCTGTCATCGTACCACCAGATTTTGAAAGTAACCCTAAGTTTGCCTGGTCAATATTTCCTATTTCAGTAAATGCACCATTGCTTGAATTTCTTATTTTTAAAATATTTGAGGTGGTATTTAAAAAAGGCATACCAGCAACACATTGACTTGAAGCTAAATCAGATGACTTTGAATTGCTTGATTGGATCGCAGCAAAAACAGCATTTAAGTCTGTTCTTACATTCGCCCCAGAAGCATTTTCGATTGTGTAATTTGTAACGTCAGCCACAGTTAAATACTATTTTCCTCCATGTTACCCTCCTTTGCCAAAACCAACAGCACTATAGGTAAAGTTCCTATCAATACTAGCATTACTTGAGTTCTTGAAGTGAACTGTAAAGCCAGTTCCAGATATACTGCTAAGTTCAAAAAAGTCACCAGTTGCCATATTCTGTGGAGAAATATTAACAGAAGGTAAAAAGCTATTTAGATTGCCAAGTGCAGATGTTCCAACGAAAAATGGTGCTGTAAATGTAACTGCTTTTGCTCCTGCCCCAGATGCTATAACAGATGACTGCTCGGTTCTTGACGGCATAGTTGCTGTATATCCTGCTTGCTGAAGATTCATATTCTGTGCTGTATCTGCTGTATCTATAGTGATTCTAAATTGAAATCCTCTACCTTTAAATGTTCCATTAGCAAAATCGTTAAAAGATGTGTATGTTGGAGAACTTGAAGGGTTATCTGTTGTGGTGCGTACAGCCATTTTTGCATTTACGTCATTAGCGATAGTTCCATCAAAATCTGTCCAGGTGTCTATATTATCTGTTCTGTTATCAAATTCATCTCCTGTATAAAAACCAACTCCTTGAAAATGCCTTTTTAAGACAAGTGAGAATGTACCACCAAGATCAAGAGTTTCTACAAAATCATAAGTACCACTAGCATTTGTAGTTGGATTTGTAAGTTTCAATCCACCAAGAGTAGAATCAAAGGTCAGATTTGACTTTGTTCCGTTATATGGAGTTCCATCGGTATCTTCTCTATCAGTTTTAACAGTAATAGAATCAAGAATATCTACAATAGATAAAGCTACGCTGGCTGCATTAGCACTAAACCTACCCCCATCATCTTGAAATTTTAAAAGATAAGTTCCTGCAAGAGCAGGAGCTATAACTTCGGTTGCACCACCAGCTACAGCTTCAATTACATCTTGTGCAGATTGGAATGTGGCTGCACCACCAGTTTGATTTGTGTGTCTCACATAAACTCGACCTCCGTGAAGAACATCTATAGCCGTTGCCTGGGTAAATCTTAATCTTACAAATTGTTCATTAATAGGTTCAATAGTAAGACCAGAAACATCTTCTGGTAATGCTGTTTTACCTAAAGCAGTGAAACTAGTTTCAGTTGGATTTGTAGATAATTCTCCTAAAGAATTATATGAAAATACTTGAACTGTATAAGTTGCTTTTATAGTATCTAATAATTCAAAATCACTACTAAATACAACCTGGGAAACGTAGTTACCATTTTCTACTTTGTAGTTTACGAGATACTGGGTAACACCAACTACAGGTTGCCAATCTACAATTAATTTACTTCTAGCAATGCTATTAATAACGACTGTCTGTTCTCTAATTGTTAAATTACTTGGTGGTAAAGCAGGAGCATTTAATATTGATATTGTTCTTGTAGGTAGTTCAGTACCATTTTCAATAAATGCGTATTTTCCTTCTACATACGATAAAGCTGTAATTACATAGTTAACTTCATCTTGTTCTTGTATTTCAATAACTCTAAATAATTGAGTTTGTAAACTTGTACTAGAAATTAAATAAGGTGCATTTACGTTAGGTGCTGATGAAAAAGCCGAATCAACAGTTATAACTGCATTTGATATAGCTGTTATAGTTTTTGTTTCGACTGTTCCATCAGATAAAATAACACTTAATGTTGGTGAATCATCTAATGCTGGCATTGTTGTATTAGATAATGAATCAATGGTTACGGCAGTTGTAGTTGCGGATACCACACGACCACCTCTTCTGGCTCCTGATCTTACTGGATCGTTTATCTCAATAACAGAACCAGGTCTGACAACAACTCCACCATCTATAGAGGTTGTAAAAGTGCAAGTTTCAGATTCATTTTGTTCAGCAAAAAGTATTGCACGGCCCAATCTCGCAGCTTGATTACGAGAAGTACAGGCAAATGCTTTTACCTGTTTTACTATTGTTCCAAGTTTTGCTATAGCTGCTGAATCTTCTACTACTTCAAAATCAACTTCCTTAGAATCCATATTAAAATAACTTACAGAAATAACACTATGTCTAGTTTTTAAACTGCTTCCTGAGTACGCAAATCCACCTTCGCCTACATTAGCTAAGTTGAATAGATAACTTGCTGTAGTTTCTTTATCTTGTGATAAGGTTATACCTCCAGCAGACCAGATAGGCATACATCTCATAACACCAGATAATTCATTTATTGCTGCAAACGCTTCTTTAGGACTTTGAATGTTTACGTTGCAACTAAATCTTGCTTCTTTTGTACCTGACCCTGATCCATCATCTACTTCTTCATTTGCATATTTACTGGCAGCAACAAAACTAAATAAATCTATATTGCTATCCACTATATGATTACCTAATCCATATCTAGTGTTTGTAAGTAAATCAAGCAAACACATTGCTGGACAATTTGTATAAGTTGCTGCTCCCATTACTCCGTTAAAAACGTAACCGCTTGGGTAAACAATTCTTCCTGTTTGTATATCAACTGTTGGAGTGCCAGTTCCAGATGCTCCTGCTCCTGGTATTCTTACTTTTATACCTCTAATACGAAATTTTCTTGTAGGTATTCTGTTAAATTGTTTGCTATCAAGACGAAGAGCAGTGTAGGCACTATTAGCATAAGTCGAATTGTTATCTATAACTTCTTGAAAACTTGTAAATTGAAAAGCATTTACTCTTGCTGCGTCTGTGCTGTCTGCTGTTACACGAACAACTCTTACATCTACTGTTGTAAAACCGCTTGTTAACTCTATTCTATGATCTCTTTGGTAAGCATCAGCAGTTCTACCACTAACAGAAGCAGTTATTTTATCTACAAATCCACCAGAATCATGTTGAATTTGAATTTTATATTCAACAGTATCTCCTCTAATATCTCCATCATCTTCTGCAACTTGAATTTGAGGCCAAGTTAAAGTGACGATAACAGCATCTACATCTGTATTTGTAATCTGTCTGGTAACAGAAGCAGAAGTAGTCACAATAACTCCAACAGCAGTAGGTGATCTGCTCTCAGCAGGAATACCACTCATTGCAGTTTGGCTTGACGTTCCAAATTTAGATTTAAAAACTACATCTTTAAAATTAAAATCAGTATCCGCAGGACTGCTATTAGAAGCATTTGCATCTAATATCGGAGTGTCATTAAGAAAAATATCTTTTAAACTTGCGTTTTCGTATGCAGTCGTACCTTTTGTGAGTTCTGCTTTTGATGCACTAGCAAACCCCTCTATTTCTCCTTCAGATATTAAATCTTGAACAGTAGCAAAACTTCTACTATGTAGAGTATCAGGAGCACGATAGGGAGGTGGGGGTGGTTTTGGTGGGCCTCCTGCCCCTCTAATAATTTTAGTTTCGTCTGTCATGCTTCTACCTGGTTAGTGTCAACTGCTGCACTTATTACAACACTTCCTGTAATTATTTCACCATAAACTATTGGAACGGGAGTACCAGCCCTTGATGTATTTTGCACTCCTGCAAAGTTAAATGATAATTGTGGATCTTCCTCTGAACTAAATTTTTGAGGTTCTGGTATAGGAAATAACATATCACTCACACCCGAAAGCACTAATGCAAGTCCAATATTTCCTCCTATAGCTGCTAAACTTCCTCCAGTAAAACCAAAAACACCTCCTGCACCTAAACTTAAACCTGTTCCGCCTGATGCTACAGCAATACCTATTAAAACTGCTCCTAATAATACTTTTCCAAGACCTCTTCCAGCACCACTAATTACAGGAATAAAATGTATGTCTTGCTTACCTACAGGGTGGTGTATCTCTTCTTCGTTTACATCATAATCACCAACTTTTACTTGATAATAATTTGGACTCATAAAAGACTCTATGCCAGGAAAATTATGTATTAAAAAACTTACTGCTTTACCAACTGTTTCAGCCTTTATCTCGAACTCCTTATGTCCGACAAATTTAGCTAACTCTCCATACAGTTTTACTTTACGAAGCATAACGTAACCTCTTTCCTGTGCATTTTAGCAACCACTCAG